CCATTCAGTCTAAGTATAGACCTGCCACTTAACTTAAAATCACTCATAAGTACTTATTTCCCTTGACCACGGTAACGCTTCCAGTTGCGTCTCTTATGCTTATTAGATGGACGACTCAGCACTGATTGCCCTATGGAGGTACGCTTGCTGACTTTCAATGGTTTCCATACTGTTCCTACGTTTTGCTTAGCCATTTATCATTTACCTATTCTTGCTCTTGCTTTGCTCATAGCTCTGTTGCCAAACCAGAAAGCAATGATAGCGCTGAATATAGCTTGTGTTTCGCTATCCCATACAGCAAGCAAACCAGTCGCCAAATCAACACCTTCGTTGTTCATCATTGCCACCAACGCCGTTCCTTTGACCGCCGCGAAGAGGACAAAGAAGGCATAAGTAATAATAGGGCGAACACTACCGCGCAAAGCATTAACAAAACTACCGCTATCGAGATTATTATCATGCTGATAAATCGATTGTGATTCAACAATGTCTGCCTGCGCGTCAAGTTCTTTTACTTTAAGCTCAGACAACTTCTCTGCATATTTAGCTTTTGCCTCAAGCATTGCCAACTCTTGTTGGTTTGCCTGACGCTGCTTGAAGTAGCCCAGTATCTCTGGAACGATTGACGTTCCAAAGCCAATAAGGGTTCCTAAGAGAGAAATCATTTCTTCTGTTGCCAGCTAGTTGCGCCGAAGTACACTGCAACCAGACCTGATAGCCCATAGAATATTGGCGCTAACTCCGCACCGCCATATTTTTCTGGATTAATTAAATAGCAAACAACTACAACCATCATCATACCAAGTGCTACCCAGCACATCCGACGACGATTTACTTGGTATGCCTGTTTGTCAGGAACATTATCTTTAACATCACTCATTTTCTTACTCCTGTAATCAACCGTTTAATATTCCATTGGCCATCTGGGCCTTTCTCTAATTCTACCGTCATGCGTTGGCATGTCCACCTACTGGCAAAATCATGTGACATACCCCCATAGCGTTTTATCTCACGCTTAACCCTCAGACAATCAGACAAGTTCTCGTGGTGCTTGTAACCCTCCAAAGCACCCCCTGAAAACAACAGAAGCACAAAGGACGCAGTAATCAATGCTTTCCTCCGTTTAGGCCATTGTTCTTATGAAACATCTCCATCTGACTATCTTTGAGCTTTTCTATAGCTTCCTCTAAATTAGCAATACGCTTCTCGTAAAAGTCTAAGGTTAGCTTTTGCTGCTGGTCGAAAGGAGCTTTTCCAGTTTCAATTTCTGTAGTCAGCTTCTCTAACTCGCCCGTCAGATGCTCAATAAGCATGAACTGCTCGCTATCCGCAGGTAGGCTACCCATCTCGCCACGCGGCCATTTAATGCGAAACTCTGTATTTTGTTCCAAGTCATTAGTCATCAGGTGCATGTTTGTTTCGAGCTTATTCAAGCGCTCTACAATCCCAAAATACGCCCACGTTGCCAGTGCTGCTCCAGCAATCAAAGAAATTAGATTGCGTATTGGTAGTGCTACTTGTGTGGTGTCATTTACTTTAGCAACCATTTTACCCCCCTACTGGTGGGTGACGACCATTATGCATATGTCTAAGAACTTCTACCTCTGATCGAACAGACGCCATATCTGCTTGTAACTTAGCCATCTCACGATGGCGTCGCTCCATAACTTCTGGAGCCATCATTCCAGATATTACACTCAACCTTTGTGCTGTAGTCTCTACCTGTGTCTCAAGACGATCACACCTTGTATCCATTTTACGAAGATCTTTTATGATCTGTTCCATAGATGCCGTAAGGCTTTTGATTTGATATCGAGCAACCGCCATTGCACCAATAACACCAGCAGCAGTAGTACCAAGACTAAGAAGCGTAGAGAGATTTACAGATCCTTCCATATCATGGTGTACTCACAGTTACTTCACCCACAGATCCTGTAGATGAAACACCAGCAGGGTGTGGCTTATTTAAGATCACAACCCTTAACACACCATCAACCTGAAAGGTTGCCCCTTCTTCAAGCTGATAATCATTTTGTTGAAGGTTAGTAAAAACGGTAAATGTGTTTCGCCCTTCTCCGGGATTTTGAATCCCTAAAAGATAAGTAGAATACGCCCTTAAAACCTCTGCAAAATACATCTGATCGTATTCTTTTGGAGGTACTGGAAAGTATGGGAGTGTAAGGTTTCTACTCACTACCTTCTCCCGTCCTGCCTTACCTCAATGCGAGGTGTGCCAAGTCTCCAACCAACGCCTGTTTCTGAAGAATCAATCCTAAAGGCAAAGCTGCGCCCACGAAGCCTCATATAGAGTTCATTAGTATATTGCTCAACTGGAGATGAGGCCGTTTTTGATACTGGGTCATCGTTAGATTGCAGATAGTTTCCGCCCGGAAAGTTCCTTGTTTTCACTGTAAAAGTTACAGATGGCGAAATGCTGGTAGAGTTTCTGAATGTTAAATCTGGAATCACTCGACTCAAGAAAGCAAAGTCATCTCCATTACCAAGCGACATTTGACTACTCTCAATATAAGAGCTTATGGCTGTTTTTGGATTTTGACTTCCATCATCAAAGCCAAACTCTTGATAGTAAAGTGCGTGATCTGTACTTGCAGCAATTGGATATTGGTACTGACTTACACCACGATCTACCCAAACCGTTCTATCTAAAGTTCCGTAATACCACAGATCTTGGCCATAATTATAAACAACATAGCTATCACATTCATCACTATTTACAGATGGATAAAACCACCAGATCTCAGAGAAAGCAGTGTTAGCGGCAGATGTAATTTTTTCAGCTTGGTTTTTGTTTATGTTTGAAAACACATAATCTCTAACGGAACAGGGAAGTTCTTGAACCGCTCCCCCATATACATAGAACTCGTTTTGCCCCATCCAGTATACATTATCTTCAACAGCAATGGCTGATAACGGACTGGCTATTGATATGTTTTGCGATATTAGGTCTATGCCAAACGTAAATGGCGGTCCTAGATATTGCATTACATGCAAAGATACATTTGTGAAGACAAGGATCTGCTGCCTTGTTTCCATAGCTGTAATGATTTCAGATCCAGTTCCAACCTTTAATTCGCCTGCAGTATTATTTACTGCTGTTTCCCAATCTGTCAGGCTTTCTTGACTACTAAATCTAATAAGCAGTGGATCTTGAACTCCCGGATCAAACTCACTATCGCAACCAAATGCAAGAATATGTCTATCTGCATTTGAAACCATTATTTTCTTAGCGATGGTTGGAGTTTTATTTGCTCCAGCCAAAGAGCTTAACTCAACCGCTCTCGTGCTTACACCGTTAGTTTTATCCCAATAATAAATTCCTCCGTCACGAACATTTATAAGCAAATCTTCGCCGAAGTTGTCGTGAGACCAGATGCGAAGGGACGCACCAACAGCTATAAGAGACGCGGCAGACCCCCATGCTCCACGAGACCAAAGCCCAGCACCCCAACCAGTACCGCTTACTGTAGTGTCTAGGCCAGTGTTTACTTGGTACGCACCAACAACACTAGAGCCGCCGTTTCCTGTATCAGCAGCCGTAGCAAACACATAGGTTTCATCAATACCAGTACTAGTTGTTATGGAGTTTAAAGTAGCTACGGTTCTTAGATTAATATAATACTCATCTTGATTGACGTAATGCCAAACTTGGTATTCTTGATTTAATATATCTGCTGTCGCAGCGCCACCTAACGAAACAGCGCCCGTGTATGTAACAAAATCATTATCAAGAGTGCCGCTACTTGAACTCGAAACAATAACCGTAGAACAATTTACCGCGTCTCCAGACGTGTGTGCAGCAGCTGTGGTTCCGTCAATACCTCGAACGCAATCCGTTAAATCGACACCACTAATTCCTCTGTACTCAATAATTTCATCGTTAATTTTTATAATACCAAACTGAGGAAAACCTGCAGTACTAGTTAAAGAAATTATTAAATCTTCTGCCTCAACATCACCATTTAATGTATCAGCGGAAGCAGCAAAAGTTACATCTCCTGCAGCCGTAGTTAGGCGTATAGGGGTAATGTCGTTGTAGCCACCACCTTCATTGATATAATATTTTAAATGTGTCCCAACACCAAGATATGGCTCACCAGCTAAAGATGACCAAGGGTGAAGAGCGCGGCATGTGCCAAGAAAAAAAGTGCCTGAAAGCTTTTCCCAACCACCTATCTTTTCTGGAAATCCAAAACGGAACCTTACTTTATCGCAGTCGTACCAACCACCTTCGTTAGAATATGATGTCGCCTCCCTGTTTAAACCGGGGCGAAACTGCAATTTTGTAAATGGCATCGCATTGGTTCGCTGTAGTTAAGGTTCAATTGAACTTTTATATTAATTACCATTATTCCGCATCAGCAATGGTTAGTGTGCCTTCTTCTACTTGGCGCAAAATTTCGGCGTAGTGGCGGTTTGATGGGTCGAGTGGGACGGATAGCTCCTGTCCGTTTATAATGGCGCTAATGCAGGATGTTTCGCCCATGTAATTAACATATCGGGCTGATGTAATTTGCATTTGTTCCATGGTTATAACTCCGCATCAAAATATAGATATGCGTTGGCATCATTACTTGCAATTAAGCCTCCGCCATTTCCAGACGTTCCAGAAGCACCAGAGCAATTTAGAAACACTGTCTTTTTTGTACTTGCGTTGGTATCATAACCAAACGAAGAAACTGCCCCAGAACCACCTTGGATGGCCCAATTTCCGCCTGAAGAAACGGTTGATTTCCCACGCATTTCTGTTGGATAATTTAACATACAAACAAAGTTACTAGAAGAAGACCAAGTTCCACCTGCAACAATACTGTAGGTACCTTCTCCGCCGTATTTGATAAAGTACCTCTGGCACCGTGCAAGCTCATCCCCAAATTGGCGATGCTCAAACGGGGTTGCTTCAGAGCCTAGTTCTAATTGGACGCCTGTGATTTGAATTGTTGAATTAGTTGTAGATGCCCAAGTGCTATCAAACGTAATAATTGCATTTGATGTAGTTGATTCCCAGACGCCATCCGACGACGCAGATGCGTAATTCGTACCGTAGAAAGGCGATATGAAAATTGATAGACCAGCACCATTGTCATTATTAACAGTCAATCCACTATCACCAAAGATGGTCATAGTTTTGTATTCCCAAGTGTTAGCACTGTTAATAGTAAACTGACGTGAAAAGTATTTATTGATTGCAGTGTCATCAACTCTAAACAAAACAGACATTGTCTGAGCAACAGACGATTTTACCCAAAACGAAAAAGACATATATGCGCTTGAGCTTGTGTAATTCCAACCAGAATTGGCTAGGTCTTGAGCTTCTACAATGTATCGAATTTCTCGATATGAAGTTGAAGAGCTACTGGCAGTTGTATTGGTAAACTTCAAGCTATTTGTAAATCCTGTTGGCGCGTCCGAAACTTGTTCGTATGTCGCGGCAGTATCCGTTTGCACTTTCCATCTATCCACTAAAAAAGCACTAGATGTACCAGTCACGCTAGTTCCGCGTTGCGAGATAGTACACGCACCATTGGTCACAAGATTCCGATACCCGTGTACCGCTGTGTCTGCAAAGCTGTTGTTCTGGATTGTGCTGAGTGCCATCTTACTGATCCTGTTCTAACGACGAAGTTAGCATATTTATAAACGCATCACGGCCTACTGATAGCTGGTCAAGCTCGAACTTTGCACCGCTTACCTTACGGTCCAAGTCCTGTATGTGGTTGAGCATGGTGCGTTGTTGGTCTGTCATGTCTTCAAGTACATACTCTTTGCCGTTGATCGTAATCGGTGTTTTGTTCTCTTCATCCATCGGTCTGTATTACTCGTTAGCAGCTATCGCAGCATTGGCAGCGGTCATGTCTTCGTTGGTCCAGAAGTCCTTTGCCACCATGATCTTCAGATGATCGACGTTGCGCTGTACGCAGTCTGCCCACTCTGCATCGTCCATGTCTTCTGGTTGTCCAGCGTTTAGGAGATCAACACTGTGGCCCATTGCTGTATAATGCTGGGCGATTTGTTCTGCTGTTATTTCGTCCATTATGGGGTCTCCTAACAAGCCATCAAGACGCACGGCACACAATATGAACCGTCATCGTATGTGCATGTGACATGAGTTGATGTTACCTTTGCGATTGTCTTGCTGCGAACAATATCGTCGCCTTGAGGTTTAGCTGTACCATCACCCGCTGACATAAGCAGATCACCACGTTGCACAGTTGTACCTTGAGCAATGCGGATAATCATGTCGCCAGTCATGGCAATGTTCATGTCATTGGTATAATCTTCGTCATCATCATCCCAGTTGACAAATA